ATGGGGCATATTACCAGCCGGATCCGGAAATGACTGCACTGAAAAATGAACTGTGGCGTGGGAGTATCAATTCATGCGAGATCAGCAGTTCATCGCCCAATATTTTGATCGTGCGCGGGATCATTCCCGGGGAGGTCGGAGGATTTACAATCCGGGAGATGGCGATATTTGCAGAAAGCGGAGAGATGATCGCAGTTGCAAATACACCAAGCACACCAAAAGTGAATATCGTGGACGGCATCATCAATGAGATGAGCCTTGCGATAGAGATCGCCCTGCTGAATGGCAGCGTGATCAATCTGTTAGTGGATCCGCATATCGTGACTGCCACAAAGGCGGACATTGAAATGGTCCGGAATGAAATCAAGATCGCACTGGAGGAGCGGATAAATATTGTGGTGGCACATGAGGATGTCCCTATCAATAAGCGCAAGCCGCATACGTTTTATCTGGTCGTGGGCGGGCAGGGGATTGGCGGAGGCACAGAAATAAAGGCAAGCCCGAATATGGGGCTGAAAGTAATCGAAAGGGGAAACGAAGATGGCACTGAGTAAAGTAAGGGTTCAGTTACTGAACGAGAAAACAGGAGAAGTTATAGAGGAGGTTGATGTCCTCACATCGCCGGATAGCGTATTATTTGCTGACGGGAAGACACTGACGCAGGTTTTGGAAGAGATTGAGACTACACCTGGGGAGAAAGGCGATAAGGGAACATCCCTCCGGACCAGAGGGGCATGGGCACCGAGTACAGCCTATGTCGCAAATCAGCAGTATATTGATATAGTCAGCAAAGATGGGACTGCATATGCATGTAAGGCATCCCATACATCCACGAGCACATGGGATGCAAGCAAATGGATGGTACTGGTTGAACGTGGACCGGCTGGCGCACCGGGGGCAACAACTGCAGACGGCGTGAGCTATGGGAATAAAAGTGTAAAAGAAGTGCTTGATGATCTGCTGTATACGGCAATCCAGCTGACTGCATTTACGAACAATGTTAATACAGTGGAGATGGGAACTACGGTTAATACTGTAAGGCTGGATTGGAATTACAATAAAACGCCCAAAACATTGACCTTAGATAATGCCCCGGTGGATGTGTCCACTAAAACAAAGACGATTGAAGGAGCAGGAATCAAGACAAATAAAACGTATACCTTGAAAGCGATGGACGACCGGAACGCAAGCTCGCAGAAAACGACTGCAATCACGTTTTTAAATGGCATTTACTGGGGCGTGGCAGCGAAGAAAACATCTTTTGACAGTGCATTTGTTTTGACATTGACAAAAGGACTGCAGGGCAGCAAGGCAAAAACCTTCACTGTAAACGCAGGAGCAGGGCAGCATATTTATTATGCAATTCCGACCCGCTACGGGACACCTGCATTTAAAGTGGGCGGGTTTGATGGCGGCTTTAGCAAAGCAGGGACAATCCAGTTCAAAAATGCATCCGGTTATACGGAATCTTATGATATTTGGATTTCCGATAATGCAGGACTGGGAAACACAACGGTAAATGTAGCATAAGAGGAGGAAAACGGTAATGGCAATTGAACTGATTTCAAAGATTAAACCCAAAAACAATGGAGATTTTAAGCTGGTCGATGTAGAGGACATTAATTACAACGGGAAAGGCTTAGATGAAGCCATTAAAGGTGGCGAATTCAGGGGAGAAAAGGGCGATCCGGGTGCTCCTGGTGCGAAAGGCGCTGACGGTGAGCCAGGGGCAAAAGGCGAAACGGGCACATCGGTACGCATGAAAGGAGCATGGGCAGCGAAAACAGCCTATGTGAATGATGGTCATTATATTGACGTAGTAACAAGAAACGGCAGTACATATGCATGTAAGACATCCCATACTTCAGGAGACACTTGGGAAGAAAATAAGTGGATGATGCTTGCTCAGAAGGGAGCTCAGGGAGCAAAAGGCGATCCAGGAGCGAAGGGAGAACCCGGAGAAAAAGGTGATCCTGGTGCAAAAGGAGAGCCTGGAACTCCGGGGGCAGATGGAAAAGATGGGGATAATGTGAAGTTCGGAACGGATTATGTAACTGCATCGCAGGTTAAAATTTTCCTGAAAAAGATGTGACGGAGGGGAAAGCCATGGCTAGATATAATGTTGATCTGCAGGACAATGAAGGGAATGCCTATCAGATAATGGCAAATCCTGATTCCGTGGCGGAATTTAGTCCTGCAGTCAACCGCGAAAATATTCGTTCGGGAGAAACGTACCGGGTTATTTTCGGTAAAATCATGAAATATTTTTCAGAGGTGGGAAATGCTGCCTATGTTGGGCTGGCAAATAACTGCACAACGACAATAGCGGGATTTGCGCTGGATGCCCGACAGGGGAAAGAGCTGATGGATCGGATTAATGAACTAAATAGGGATTTGGGCGGTCTGTCTTTTGGTCAGGACGCTGATGGCAACTGGGGATACAAGATCGGAGGTGCAGATACAGTAGTCCCTTTTAAGGGTGAGCTGGACTTCGATTACGAACACAATGTTTCGATTCCGTATGTTGTAGCTGCTGGAAACCCGAACGTTTTACATTATTATACAATGACCGAGGAAGATGCAGCGTACTCTTATCTTGCACTATTCGCGGTTACGGCTGGTAGCGTGGTGTCGATCGAACTTAGCGGGGTTAGCGGTCCATCCATTGTATGTAATAAGCCGGGTGGAAACTATTCTTTTGCGCTAATCGCGAACCCTGTTTTGAACGGGAAAGTTAATTTTAGGCACGGAGGAACAGGAGACGGACATGTTTTTAAACTTATGATTAAGTAATATTAGCGATACCACACTTGCACAATCTCAGATCCATACGCATTTCCACTATTATTTGAAGTGCTAAAAGTGATTGTTACGGATTCTGTTGTATATGTCGAGACCGTTTCAATGCCGGCGGAATTAACGGAGCAACTATTTATATTGTTGTATAGATAAAAATCATCTTGCGTATATAACCGTATTTGAAGCAGTATAGTTTGTCCCTCCAACATAACAAGCCAGCAACCGGCAAGACGTTTTTGAGATTTCCCATTCACACTGCGCTCCAGTTCCAGCGGTATATCCGCCGTTGCACACATGTATTTTGTCTTCACTCAATGCAATTACTGGTATTTTAACCGTATAAACCAATTTTGCATTTCCAGCGCATGTTGTAACAAGGCAAATTTCTTTACACTGCGAAAAGTCAAAAGTTTTCTGCGCAGTTCCGGACAATGTGCCGATCTGTTCCCAGACAGAATGCTCTTTTACAACTTTCAAATCCCTATTTTGTTGAGTAAGCGCCGGAAAATATTTCCCGGAAAGTTTTGACAATAATTTTGAGATTTTTTGACAGAAGTTTTGAGCGGCTACATTGACAAAACGCTGTTCCCATCGGAAATTTTTTATCTGCCGCAGAAAGCGCCGGTCTTTGATTTGACGGCAGGGCAGATGCTTTCTGCAGTGATAGAGACAGAAGATGGAACGGCTGCGCCGGACGGTACCCACGCCCGTGGCGAATCGCCGAGCGTCCGCAGCAGAGTGACAGACAGCGAACGAACAGCCATCCACGGCGAATCGCCGAGCGCCCGCGGTAATGAACCACACTGCACGAACGCACTCGCCCGCGAGCATACATTTGCGCAGCGCCTTTTCCAACTGGGCGAGGATTTCAACGAGTTTTGCGAAAAGCCGCTCGCTGAGATGTCGGAAGGGCAGCGGAAGAAGTTTTATCTGGCGCTGGCATTTTCCGGCGATGCAACGCTCCTGATTCTGGACGAGCCGACGAACCATTTAGACGACGCCGGACGCAAAACTCTGGCAGAGTGGATTGCACAACGGGGCAGGGGCGTCGTGGTCATCAGCCATG